TGGGGTCGAAGGGAACGACCACGAGTTTAGTCTCGAAAGTTAAATTTCCGAAGGCGCTAGGAGAGCGCCGTCTGCCCCGGGGGAGTCCCGGGGCAGACCCCCACCCGCAATTAAGGCGGGTGGGGATTCACCGTTGCTGGAGTACGCGCCAGCACCGAGGGTAGGTCTGCCGCCTTGGAAGGGAATAAAGGCAGACACAGCTTTGACAGGTCCCACACCGAGGAGTGTGGTCAGATTTAGGCCTTGCGAAGGAAGAGTAGTAAACCGCTTAAGGTCGAGAAATTTGCGTCGTTGATTCATGATACGTACGAGATGGATGTAATGTTCCACATTTGATGAGGACAGCAAGTGAGGTCGGCGCCAGTTACCAAAGGCGTCGACATCACGAGCAGCAGGCTCCTTAGAGCGTTGGTAGCCCATGCCTTCTTGAACCCAAGAACGGGTAGAAGGGGCCCAGCCAATTGGCGTGCGGAAGTAAGCATCGAGATAGAGGTTGCCAAGCAATTGCTCGGAGACCTCCGCCTCAATGGCAGAAACCAGATTGGCAGGGATTAGGCGTGGGCGCTCAGGGAGTGCACAAAGTGCCTGGGAATGAATATCCCAGTGCTTCTCGGAGGGAACTGCAGGAGGAGAGTTCCCATGCCGAAGCTCATCATACAAACGTCGACAGAGTTGTAGGTCGAGTTTTGTGGGACCGAACAGAGGTTCGTCCATAGTACCAGAATCAACGTCATCGCTTGAGAAAGTAAAAGTCGGCTCAAGAGAGCCATCTGCCCATAAACAAGGTAAACCAACCCCTCCGAATGCTTCCGGGACGAACCAGGGAAGCTGTGAGTTGCGAAGAGCGACGCGGTGCTGGCCAATGAAGGCAGTCATCGCGCTGACTCGTAGTTCGGGGGGGCAATCCAATAAAAAGTCACGGCAACGTGAACCGAGGTGCAGGCGCGCAAAGTAGTCGCGACCGTCAGGCTGAACGGACTTAAAATTAAAGTTCCGCTTGGCCATGCCGGCACGAACCCTGAGTTTGAGGAGACGGTAGGCGTCCTCAACAGGGTTTGCGATTTCTGGCGTGTAGCACTCGAGAAAGTTGCCGTTTGGCGAATAGGTTCGCCGTCCTTGGAAAGGATAGAACAACTCGTAAGGTACTTCTTCACCGAGACGGATGAGTCGGTAAATTTCAATAGCGTCTGCATCACCAAGTTGGACTTGGTCCATGAGCCACTGCGCGAAGACATAGTCGCCGCGAGGTTCGTTAGAATCGAACTTGCCCTCTGTAGGAGGTAGAGGAGCTGGCTCAGAACGGTTTGCCGAGGTGAGCGGACGCATATTGACGAAGGGTACGGGTTGCCAGGATGACAATTTATTGTTTTGGTAAATGGGTAGAAACTGACGAGAATTCATAATAACGAAGTCACGAGATACATAATATTTGCCAGGTGAGGGAGGTAGAGAGCAGAGGTGGGCAAGGGTCTCCCAGAAAGCGACACCGTCCTTCTTGAGTCGAAAGACGCAATCATCACCGTTAATAAGCAGATTCGAGCTGTGAAGCTGAATCTTCTTGCCATAAGAAAGTTCCATGGCATAACGGCAAATGGCGGCGTTAACGATACAGAGGACGGGGAAGCTAACAATGGAGCCCATGAGCTGCCCTCTGCGCTGTGGTGCCCGCTCAAGCGTGAGGGGGTCCTCGATCTGAAATTCAGTGAGGGCCTCGCGCATAAGAGAGGCATACTCCGCAGTGATCATACCGGCGTCGCACAAAGAGTCGACAACCGCGTCTGAGCACCAAGAGGCAAGATTATTAGTGGCATCGGAG